CCACTGCTTGAAGAAGAATGGTACTCCCCAGCGGAGACAGTGATCGCGTAGTGCCCTGACCCAATCCGCCTGAATCGGCCGCGCCCCCGGCCCCGACTCGCCGCCCACAATGACCCAGTCGATACCCTCCAGATTCAGCACACGAATCGCGCCAATCAAAGGCTCCAACGACACGAACTTGATGTGGGCGTTCGTCCGTCTCAGATCGTCGATGCGGAACACGTAATCAGAGTTCTCCACACTCACGCCCATCCACACGTTCGGCGGCCACGGCAATTTCGGGCTCAACTGCACCAAGCGATGCGAACGTTTCGTGAGGATTTGGAACTGGTGTTGGGACGCCTTGACCATCACATCGAAGACGTTCGATATGAACTCCGTGGGAACCCCTTTATGGAACAGGTCGCTCATAGAGTTCACGAACACCTTCTGTGGCCGCTTCCAGCGCAAAGGCATCCCAAGCGCCTGCTGGTGCAGCGTCAACTCGAATCCGTTGACATAGTTCGGCTGCCCCATCGCTTTCAGGCGCATCGACATCCGCTCCGCGTAACAGTGGTCACATCCAGGGCTGATCTTCGTACAGCCGGTAACCGGGTTCCATGTGGATTCGGTCCACTCTATTGTCGTTCTTCCCATCTCGGCCCCCTATTTTCCCTCTTCATTCATTGCCATTTCTCCATCACGATAAGCCCGGATTTAGTCCACCCGCAGCGCTGCCAGCCTGCGCACAGAAAGCAGTAGCCTGGATTCGCGCTTTCGATCTTGCGTGGATTCACATACGTGTACAGCCGTGCTGCCGGCCATCGTGCCCGCGCCCATCGTTCTGCGTCAAGTATCAGCTCTGAAGAAAGCACCGGCGATTCGTTGCGAAAGACGGCGCAGCACAAGCCTTTCTGGTTATCCATCGAGCGGAACTTCCGCCAAATGAACAGAGCATCACATTGCGGGCGAATCAGCACGATGTATTCTCCAGGCCCCACGAATTTCTTGGGCCGACGGCCATCCCGATAATGGCGGCGTGAATAGTGCCGGTCGAAGATGGCCCTGGCACGCGGGTCGGCGTCCTTCACCTGGCACCAATGGGAGTCGATCAATCTCTTCGCATTTGCCTGCCGCATATCAAGCACGGCCTGCCCCAATCGCCCGCGCGCACGGGGGCGACCGGTTCGAATTCACTGCACCGCTTGCAACGCGGCCTTATCCGACCGCTGATTTCGCACTGCGGCCGCCCCTGGGCCGAAACCAGGTAGACACACCTTGCCCCCTTAATCGATGTTTTGTTCATGGTCCGATCCCTGCTTCATCGAGTTTCCTGCACGCGACCGCGTGGCCCCTCGGTGGAGTTTTCCGCCGGGGGGATTTGCCATCCACCGCTTCGAAAAAGCGCTGGAGCGCTTCCAAGCTCGTGCATCGGCTTTTGCCGAAACGAAGCGTCTCCAGCTTGACCTTCTGCCCGTCGGCGCTTCGCAGCCCGCTCTTGGCCCAGTATTCCACCGTGGACCGGCTCACGCGCCTGCCCTGGTTTTCCTCCAGCCAGTCGGCGATTTCCCTGATGCTCATCAGTCTGTCACGCCTGATGTCGATCATCGATTTTCCGCCTCACGAAAAAAAAAGCCCGCCTCACCCAACAACTGTGTTGGGTGAACCGAGCAATCTTCCTTGACACCGAACCATTCATATGCTATAATTCGCTGTGCGCGGAACGGCCGCAGGCCGGTCCGTGTGTCCTGCGGAACGGATGCGTACCCTGGCAACGGATGGCGTTCGTTCCGCTTTTTTTGGGTCGGGGGCAGCGACAGGCCGGGCATCAAGCTGTGTCGGTTAGTTGCAGGAAAGGAAGCCTGCCGCTGCCCTCCGGATTATTCCGGTGATAGAGCCGATTTTATCGTATGCCGCCGCGTAAGTCAAGCGAAAAAACGGCAAATTCCGGAAAATTTTTTTCCATCGATTTCGGCGCCCGCCTGGCCGAGACCCGTATCCGCATGTCTCGCACGCAGGCGGATATTGCCGGGGCTCTTGGCCTGGCCGTAAGCACCTACGCTGATTTGGAAGCCGGCAAGCGAGTCCCCGGACTCGAACGCTTGTCCCAGATTGCCGAAGTGCTTCAAACCACGCCGGGTTACTTGATCACGGGGCTCCCCACCCCCGACCTTCCCATGCAACCTGATTCGACAGCCGAAACCGAAACCCCCTATGGAAACGAGCGCGATTTGCCGGCGATTGACGTGCTCTACCGGATTTTCCAGGAGGTTTGCCGCGAGCGCGACGAGCTTCGCGAGGGCGCCATCGAGCTGAGCCGTTGCATCGGCCGGCTGAAAATGCAAGCGAGCGCCCATCGAAATCGGCTGCGCGGCGGGGAATGAATCGATCATCCGAGCCGTTTGACCACTTCGCGGACCGCAGCCCGGTCGATTTCGGCATAAACCTCGCTGACTGCCATCGAGCGATGGCCGAGGAGAATCCTCGCCGCTTCCAGCCCTGCCTCTCTGCGTATCCGTGTGGCGAACGCGTGCCTCAATTGGTGCGGATGCCACCTTTCAATGCCCGCCTTCCGGCATCCCCTGGCGATCGCCTGCTCGTAGCTTTGCATCGAATAGCAGTCCGCCAGGTTCCGCGGCGTGGCTGATTCCCTTTTCCGAGATTGCCCCCGCCGAGAGATGGGCGTCTTCCGATTCCTGCGGCGCTCGGCGTTGAGCTCCGCCACCGCTTCGGCCGGCGAGAACAGATACTTCTGGACCTCAGCCCGAAGCCACGGCCGAAGCACCTCCTGGGCCCGCGGCCCCAGCTCGATGATACGCTCATGCCCGAAACGTTCCGTCTTGTGCCGATAAGGCCGATACAACCATATCTCGCCGGTCACGTCGATATCGCAGCCCCTCATGATGCGGACTTCGCCCGGCCGCATGCCGGTCAGCCATTGCAATTGGACCATGGCCCACACCTGCGGCCTGACGTATGGTTCTATCGCTCGCATATCAGCCTCGGATACCGGACCGACCGGTTCGGATTCGCTCGCCCCTTCTTCCCCCCGCCGCAGACCGGGAACGCTTCGAAGCGCCTCGTACGTGGCCGGCGGAACGAGCTCGTTAGCTACGGCCCACTTGAACATTCGCTTGATGCGCTCCACGTGTCGATTGATGGAGGTTCGCACCCAACCTCGTTCGATCATCTTTCGGCGGACGGCCTTCAGCGCGAGCGGACCGAATTCCTCGGCGGGAATATCCTGGTAAAGCCGGCGGACCTCCCCCAGCGCCTTCTTGATCGTCCGCGCTTCATCCCGAGAATAGTATCCTTCCGCCCATTCCCAGTATTGCGCGAGCAGCATCGCAATAGTGAATCTTTCGCCCGAGGCGAACCGCCGCCCGTTCGCAAGCCATTCAGCGATCACGCGATCATAGCGAATTCGCGACGCGGGTGTTCCGTATTTTCCGAGATAGATATCCTTGCCGTCTATCCGCACGACGGCCTGGCCGGAAGCTTTATGCAGGCAATAGGCAGGAAGGCGTTCTCGAGCCATCAGGCCTCCTTCTCCGTAGACTACGGAGGCGTATCGACACAGCTCGAAAATCGCCCGTTGAAGAAACCGTTATCGGCTTTGCGAAATCCTGGCTCCCCGGGCTGGATTCGAACCAGCAACCTAGTGGTTAACAGCCACTTTTTCGCTCTTGGGCGATTTTTCGAGATGTGCACACAGTTCCGAGGTTTTTTTGAATCGGCGTTCAGGTCAGACCGGGCAAAATCCCGTAAATTCGTACAAATTTTGCTCAGTATTTGCAGCCCTGCCGCTGCTCCTCCGTAGTCTACGGAATCCACTGCGAGCGAGCATATGCCCATAACAGGCGCACGGCGAGAGACAATATCAACGTGTAGAGGGTCATTCCCAGGCAGATACCAACGCCGATCGAGACGAGGAGCGTCCGCTCATTGAACATGATTTCGAGACGTTGGACCGGGTCTTTCACTTTGGTTCCGTTCATCGCTGTTTTCCTTTCAGTGCCCGCCGGACGGTGGCGGGCTTCAGGTCGTAATACTCCGCCCACTTCCGGATGATGCGGATGGGCGGCTCCCAGTTTCGCTTGCCGGACGGACCCCGACCGATTTCATGCCTGTATACGGTAGTCGGGTGCAGGCCGATTTCCGCCGCGACCTCTTCGATGGTGAGGCCGCGCCGAAGTCGATTCCGGCGAAGTATGTTCCCCTTGGTCATATGTCTCCTTTCAACAATGGATGTTTTTCTTTTTCCTCCAGCCGCCAGAACCGGTATGCATCCTCCTCGTATCGATCCTCTTGTGCAGGTGCAGGGACAAGCCGGCTCGCTTCGGCCCGGAAATGCTCCAGCCCCCGCCCCATCTTCTTGCCCCGGCAGGTGTGCTTATCCAGTGCCTCGTCGGGGATGGGAAGCCGCTCGCTGCGATGTTTCAGTCGAACCGCCGCCTGGAAATGATCGCCCTCGCGCGACTTCGGCGACCTGCACAACGCCCGGATGGCGTTACCGATGGCGATCCGCCATTCGGGTTTCTTCAGCTTATACCACCGTCGGGCCTGTTCCATTGTCAGGGCCGTATAGGTGACCGTGTAAATGTCGGCCAGGCCGATATCTTCCTGGGAAATGACTTCGAGCCTGCTCGCGGCCCAGGAGAACAGGCCGGAGCCGGCGAGCTCTTCGAACCAGTACATCGCCGCGACCTCCTGGCCGCGGCGTACTGCTTTCTGCAAGGCAGACACGACTTCATAGGTATCGTACCCCTTTGTCGTATTGCGTCTTGGCCCATGGGGCATTTCAATCTCCTTTGCGCTCTTCGGCGGCCTTGTTCATTTCGGTTATGACATCCTGCGTGGACAGATTTTCGCCATAGCGCTGCATCAGTTCGCGGACGATTGATCGCCATGCATCCCCGCGATCTTCCGGTTCGCAGCGACCGTATCGTGCCGCGTACACGGCACTTGCCGCAAAGGAAGCCCCTATCAATGCGCCCTGGTTTTCCTTGAACAATCTGCGAAAGTGGTTCTCGTCTCTTATTTGTCTCATTTCCTATTTGTCCCATATGCAGCCCGCTGGAGCCCCGGTAGCGGGCAGTTAAGGCGCCGGGGCGCCATGCGACCTTACGCATCATTGTACCCATCTGTCATGGCTTCATAACAGAGCCCGCAGATATCGAGGCCGTCATCATCGGCTTCAGTCAGGAACTGCCCACATCGCCTGCAAGTGGACGGCCCTTCCGTCCACGCATAGATTTCACGAGTGGCACCGGTGGGAATCGCCTCGGCTGGCAATTCCCACAATTTTGTTTTCACTCCATGGACATCACGCAGGTGCATGCGAATGCCCTGCGCATTCGTCCCCACCGCGTTGGTCTTGCTCTGTACGCCGTCGTAGCGGTCGCACAGAGCGCACCGATACATTTTTTCCTGTTTCTTGACCCTATACATATCATTCTCTCCCGTGTCGCCCGCCGGAGCCCCGGTAGCGGGCAGTTAAGGCGCCGGGGCGCCGCATCAATCATGGTTTTGCCGTTGATTGGCCGCGGCTCGCTGTTCCTGTAACCTGCGCAACTCGGCCCTCAATTGTGTGTTCTCCCGCTTCAACCTGGCGTTTGTTTCGCCTTGTTTCGACGCGATTTTTTTCCACCTGGCGACCTCTGCGCTCTCCCTTCTGGACTCTGTCCGTTCCAGATGCCTCATTGCGAACTCGAAGACCCTGCGCCGCTGAATCGCGCCGTATGCGGCCTGCCAGCGTCGATTCATCTCGCGGTTTGTTTGTCTCAACCTCGCAATCTCATGGCAGCAGAGGCGGTGCCGTTCCTCGCATTCCGGGCACAAGGTCATATGACATCTGGGACAGATACGCCTACTACCTGAATCCATGAGTCCTGCACCGCATAGCTCGCATGTAGGACCTGTCATCTGCACTGCATGCTCCTGTCTGTCTGACATTACTCAGTCTCCTGCCCTCTAACCAACAGTACCATCGTTTCCTCAGCGGAGGCCTGGTGATGGGCAATCTGCGTCCCGGGCCGCTTCGCCGTCGCTTCCTGCCTCCGGCATCCATTGCGCAACGTAGGTGCTGCTCAGTGTTAGTGCTCCGCCAGACACGCGCGAACCGAACTGCACGTGCCACGTATCCCCCCCTGGTATACGATTCCGGATCGGCACGGAATCATAATCAGGGTGAAGATCCCGCCGCGCCATGTCGAGCGCGGCGTCCATGTTCGCTGCTTCGTAGCGGCGTTCCTGGATTTCGCCGACCTTCCAGATGGTCAGCGTGCCGGGCATATCCTGATCTCGCTTATCCATTTCTGTCTCCTATATCCGCCCGCCGGACCCCCGGACGGCGGGCAGCCTGGCGCCGGGGCGCAATAAAAAAGGCCAGCCGCGCATGCGGTTGACCTGGTTATCACGTTTCTGAGTTATCGAATGCCGCCGCTTCGGCGGCGGTCGGCATCCTGACGTCCTCGGGTTGCAGTTCGCAAGGGCATGGCCCACCCTCGCGAGCGGCTTGCTGAGCAGAGAGCCATTCGCGCCTCTCCCGGCCATCGGCTGTCTCGACCAGCCGGCAGTAATGCCGGCCGGAATTCGAAACATCGATGATTACCATCATTCCGGTGCCGGTAATCTCCTCTCTCCAATGGTTTCCAGTCCCAGACCAGCCGAACTGCCGGATGGAGATTCCATCCGTCATGGGACGCGCGAATGTGCGAGCGCCCATGCCTGTGCTTCTGCAGTCAATTATCATCATCTTCACCTCTTTTTATCCGCCCTGTCCCCGGCGGCGGGCAACGAAGACGCCGGGACGCCGGTGAATCTAGATGCTCGGCCGTGCGAGAGCCGCCCGGAGCTTGGCCGGTCCGGCCTCCAGCAACCGCGCGTATGCCTGCCGGTTGCTCGTGTGGTTCGCCGCCCAAGCTCCGCGATACGCCGCTTCGGCACGAGCAGGCCAGTTCCTGAGCAGCCACTCAACGTGGCCGCTGCCGAGCTCGGCTACCGCTGCCGCAAGGTCATTCGATGTTCTCATTACAGTTCTCCACCCGAACGGGTCATTCTCCGTATCCACCTGCGTCCGCCCTCTCGATGCGTTGTGCAACGCGGCGGATATGTTCTCGCTCCGCCGCCAGGGCCGCCGCGCGGCCTTCCCAATCATATCCGAGCCCTCTGGGCCCGGTGATGGTTTGCCACAGCCCCGGTTTTGCGAATTCAAAGACCCTCAACGTTCCATTGATATGGAGCTCGCAGATCATTTGGTCCGCATTGATTTTCCAGACTCTCAGCCGGCCCGTATAAACCGAGACATCAATTTCCGGTTCAGCTTCAGGTACCGCCGCCGGGCTGCCTTTTTCGGCACAAGCCGAGGCCTGTGCCACCAGCCAATTCCTCGCATCTTTGTGCAAATCTGCATTCGTCATCATTGTCAAGTCTCCTTTCTGTCCTCCCCACCTCGTCTATTATATTATACCACATGCCGGGGCTTTTGTCAAGCTTTTTTTCGGTTTTTTTTCGGTTTTTTTGGAAGGGCGAAAGTGCCCCTGCATAAAACTTTGGGATGTAATCTTTTACGCCGGCGCCGCGCTCAAAAAATTTTTTTCGGGGGTCAGAAAAAACAATTTAGAGCTCCGATGTCTCAGCACCGGGGCGCCGGAAAAAGTGCGCCGTTACGGTGCGCCTTTTTCACGTCGTTCAACGCCTTGTATCGCTTGCCTTCGAGATTCGGTTGGTATCGTCCGAATCACCCCGGCATTCCCCTGCACGAGCACGCCGTTCGCCAACCGGATAAGAGCTCCACGTCGACCCGGCCCGCCGTTGTATTCCCCCAGACATTCGGCGCCCGCCGGCAATGGCGCCGAGCCCCAGTACAGATTCTTAGCTTTTGAGGGAGACATATCACCCATTATTTTTTCTCCTGTTCTCGCCCGCCGCTGTCCCCGGCCGGCGGGCAGCTTGAGCGCCGGGGCGCCGGGAATACGTCAGTCAAGCCCTCGTGCAGCAAAGCCTCTCTCTATCCGCCTGCGCTTTTCCTCCTTTGCCTCCCGTCGTTCCTCGTCCTCTTGCGCGGCCTCCTGGGGATATTTACGTCGCCAGTTACGCAAGGCGATCCGGGCTTCCTCCATGAGCTGCAAGCTCCCGACATAGTCGCGATCCTGTATTGCCCGCGCCCCATCCATCATTTTTTCGATGGCCAGGCGTTCTTTGGCTGCATCGGTCAGTTGGACTTGAGACTCACCGAGCAGCTGCCGCGCCGTCCGGGCCTCTTCGTCCGTGAGGCCAATATGGCCGAGGCGGTGGGTTACGCCACCCGAGCCCTTGCTACGGATCTGGCACACATATCCGTAGTAGTCGCGTTGGACCACCTCGGCGAGTTCCCCGTCGATGAAGACGCGCACGTCCTCGCCCACCTTCTCGATTTGCACTTCTCGTCCGTCATTCAGTTTCTTCAGGACTTGCATTTGTATCTCCTTTCAGCCCTCATCCATCTACTGTATTATACCACATGCCGGGGCTTTTGTCAAGCTTTTTTTCGGTTTTTTTTCGGTTTTTTTTGGAAGGGCGAAAGTGCCCCTGCATAAAACTTTGGGATGCAATCTTTTACGCCGACGCCGCGCTGAAAAAATTTTTTTCGGCGGTCAGAAAAAAAGTTTGATCAGCTCGGAAATCCCGTACAGCGCTGCCAAGAGCGCTGCTACCACGAACCCGAAGAGCCCCGTCTTGATGACGCTGTAACAATAACGGTCCATATCTGCCCCTTTCAATTGGAATTGGTTCGAACGCGACCGAATCACCCGCAGGAATCGAGCGTAGCGCCGGGACGATTGAAAATCAAGTGAAATCCTGGTGGAATTCGGGCGGGAAAAAGTGCGGCCAGGGCGGCGATGCCGGCGGAATCGATCCTTGGCTCTCTCCGGTGAGACCCGGATCAATCGGGCACGAGCCGCAGACTCACATATTCGAGGCCGGGCGTGATGTACGGATTGTATTTGAGATTTGCGTCGAAGGGGAAGGGGAGGAAACCGCTGGCATCATGCTCGATAACGGCACCGATGTAGAGGTACTTATAGTAGGCGCTTGAAACCGGCAGGTACTTCCAGAAACCGCCGTCATTCGCCCGGTACCAGCGTAGCGTGAGCAGGGGCACGCGATGAAATGCCTGGGCCTGCCGCATCATTGTGCGGGTTATGACAGAGGGCATTTCGGCGAATGCCATGTAAACGAATCGAATTCCGGTCCATGATTCGATATGCGTATCGTTATTGGAGGAGTCTCGAATGAATGCGTTGGCGTCCTGGTACAGGCTGATGCGCAGCCACATCGAATGATTGTTGTAGGATGTGAGGTCGAAGAGGACGCCTCTGCGGATGACGCTTGCGTCGCTGTCGGGGCCCCAAGCCTTATACATCCAGAGAGTCGACTCAATGTCGTACGCTCCGTGGCGGTAATCTTGGATGGTGCATTCGGCCGGTTCGACGATTCGGCGTCCGAGTTCCTGCCAGGAGGTTTGATCATAGCCGTCTACGCTCTCGTCGATATCGTCATATACCCAGTAATCGGCGGAGAGGAGGACGGGCTGCTGGAAATGAAGGCGGACGTGCGCTCCCTCCGCCTCGCCCGTATCGTCGGTAACGTAAACATACGGCGTATACTCGTCACCCACGCGCGTGGCCGTCAATTGTATCGAGGCTTCGCCGTTGGTCCAATCGCCCGAGGCGATGGTAGTGGGGGAGAGATTGCAGTTCGGGGAGGAAATGGTACATTGATTATTGTATGTGGTATTTGGACCATAATCGGGCCGGCGGCCATATCGGTCGCCTTCGGCGTCCGGCTCCGATGCCCAGGCCTTGACGATGAAGGTGAACGCTTCGCCGGATATGATTTCGCCGTTTTCCCCGTTGGGTATCACCTGGATAGTGAGATACGTTTGAATTTCGGGCGGGTTGATGATGATCGTCCCGTCGTTTTCGTTCACGCCGGCGGTCTCTTCCTCTCCGCCGTAGGTTACATGGATTTCACCGGCCTCGGGCTGCTGTACCGTCGCGATGCGTTCGGTTTCTGCTTCGAGGAACACGAGCTTGCCATCGGAATCTCGGATGTAACCGGTCTCGGTCATTGTCATTCGCTATGGACAACGCCCACTCGCCAATCCTGCGCGGGCGTGCCGTAATATGTACCACCGATCTGCGTCACGAACAGATAATCGCCTTCGAATAGCAGGGGGAACAGGTCGTACCACGCTTTTCCGTGAACGTTATAGGCAGTTACGTCCTCGTTGTCATCGACGAGATGCACGCTGAGGCCCTGGTTGGCTCCGGCGTCTTCATTGGCGTAGGCGCGCTTGAGCGTACCGGGAGTTCTGCCGGCGGCCGCGAAGCCGACGCCATACCATGCATGTCCGATCTGGCATGTCACGAACACATCGCCGTTCTCGAGACACGGCGAAAGCGTATTCCAGACGCTGGCATCGAGTGTGTGAACCGTAATCTCTTCGGTTTCCGTGTCTGCCGCGTTAAGCAGCTTCGCCTGTAGCATCGAACTTTCGCCGGCGTTTTCCTGTGCCCTGGCCCTCCTGAGCGCGACGGCCTGCAAGGCGAGCCTCCGCCTCAGCTCGCGGAGGTTGATGGAGAGGCGCCTGCCGTTGACCTGGATGATGCCGTCGCCGACGAGCGGCTCGTTGATGGCATCGACGAGGTCATTCAGGCGGCTGCTGCCGGGGCCCCGGCGGAAACGTCTGAGCTTCATCAGGAGGCGTCCTCCCGTGCCTTGAGCTCGCAGAAGAAGTTCGTCCCTACCGTTCCCCCCGTGCCGGTATTCACCGAGAGTTCGACGAAGAAAACATCGCTATCGGTGTAGTCTTCGGCTCCGCTGGTGGTTATCGTGGCGGCCTGGGCCTGCTTGTTGGTTGAGGAGCTGTTGAGCTCCAGGGCCGAACTGAGGACGGAAGTCGTGCCTTTCTTCAGGTCCACGCTGACCGTGCAGTCGCCGGCGGGCACCGCGACGAACCCGGCCTCGAAACCGAGCACCTCGCCCGTGGCACCCATGGCAATGTGTATGGGTGCGGTGACTTCGCTCGCACTGCCGATCTGCACGTAATTCTTGCGGACCTGCTGTTCGCACTTCGTGTATGCAATCGCCGCATTGGCATTGATGTCGGCGTTGACGATGCTTCCGGCGGGATACGCCATCTGCTGTGGCGTGATAGTGCCGGTCACGCGGAGGTCGCCTTGTACGAGTGCTCCTGCCATGATGTTCTCCTTGGCCGATTATTATGGGTTGCAGTGGGTGATTCTGAAAGCGGCTGTCTCGTAAATTCCGTGAATCCACAGGCCCGGCAGGTTAGCCGAGGTGGTGTGATAATACCTGGGCAATCGCAGGAACGAAGGTGCCTGCTTGTTGATTTCTCGATTCATCATGATGTTTCCCAGCCGATGCAGCATTGCCTGGTGATCCGGGGCGGTACTTCCGTCGCGATTCCGTGTCATCGTTTTCTCCTAATCACTCAGATTGATATCGAGTGCGTTGAAATCGGTTTCAGGCCGAGCGCGGAAAGCCCGGACGCCGGCCTCTTTCTCCGCGTCGCTGGCGAAGGTCGGCAAGCTGCCGTCTTCGAGCTGGTAACAATAGACGCTGTCCCAGGGCTGGCCGCCCGCGCCCGCAGGGTCTTCGAACTTCACCTGGAACTCATATGTAACCTCGTACGTCTGTCCACCGTCGCGCGAGCGCCAGCGGATGTCGTTGCAGCGGACCTGCCGTTCCTCATAGCCCTGCCATTGCACTGAATTCACGTGCCCGATATACAGGTGCGCCCAGCTTCGCGGTGAAGAGGTCTCGATGCGCGAGACGCGGAAGACGAGATCGTTGCCGTCGACGGTTACGACGGCCGATTGTTCCTCGGCCTCGCCGTCGCCATCCTCGTCGTAACTGACGGTCATCAGGTTGCCGTCGATATCCTCGGTCACCTCGTAGGTCGTGCCTGCGGATCCGCCTTCGATGGTGAGTTCGGTTTCCGAGAACTCGATGCTCGGCCGGCGGTAGATGATTTCCACCTCGACGACATCGTCGGAAAGCGCCCGCGCGCGAAACTCATCGACGTAGATATAGCTGATGGTGGGATGAGCATCGCCGCTGTTCGGCATTCCCTGGGCGTTGATCGCGTTGAAGAGCTTCTGCTGGCCGGTTCCGGTCGCGCCGCTGATGCGGGCGACGCGGACGGCTTCGTAGCCGGTGCGGCGAGTGAACCGCAATTCGCCGGAATCTACGATGTCGATGCTCGTGGCCATCCTCTACTCCGGGAATCCCAGGACATTGCGGAGATTCCTGATCTCCTGCTTGATCTGTTCGAGCTTCGTGAGCTGGCGCTCCTCGACGGTTTGGCGGCGGTCGTTCTGGAACGCGGCGATGTTGAACCGTTCGGCGAGGATTTGGCGGGGTGATCGGAGGCCGAACACGGCTCCCTCGGGCGTGGCAAGTTGTGCTTCAAGGCTCGTACGCTGCCTTTCGAGCTCGCGGAGTGCCCGCATCCGCTGGAGCCTGTTCCAGAGCTTAACAATTCCGGCCTTCATTATTTCGACCGGACCGACTCCCTTTGCCAGGAGTTCCTGCAGTATAGTGGGCTGAGCCTTGCCCTCGAGCGCTTCGATCTGTTTTTGAAGTTGCTCCTTGGCCTTGGCGAGCAGATTGGTTTTCCGCTCCGCTTCGGCCAGCGCTTTCACGTCCTGGAAAATGATTTCAGCAGGGTCCTGTTCGGCCAGTTTTTCGAAAGCGAACGTCGTGCCCTGTATTTTGATCTTGAGGTTTTCGAAGTGGCGAGAACTCTGGCGGACGCTTTCGGCTATCCGGATCAATTGATCAGCGAATTTGTTACCGATGGTCAGTCGGATGCCCGTGCTCTCGCCGAGAGCCCGGAACAAATCCCCGAACGCCCGGAAAAATTGGCGCGCGACGTCGAGAATTATGGATATCGTTTGGCGAAAGACCTCCGCTATGGCGCCGGCGATATTCTTAATGCCCATCTTCTTGAGCATCGCGGTGATCGAATTGGCAAGTCCTTCGATCACCGGGGCTATTTCGATGACGACGCGGTCCATCAATCCGCGCAGCGCGAGCTTGAGGCGGCTTATGGCATCGTTGGCCTTCTCGACCTGCGAGGCATCCAAGCGGCTGAAGACCAGGCCGAGCTCTTCGGACTCGCGGAGCATCTCACGGAGGTGCCGAGCGCCTTTCTGGAGCATGGGCAGGAGCTCCTGCCCCTGGCGGCCGAAGAAGGCGTAAGCCGCTGCGGCCCTGTCCGTCTGCCTGGTGAGCTGTGCTATCCGGTCGGCAATCCGTTCGACGGCCTCCTGGAGCGGCAGGTCGATCAGTTCGTCCGCTTCGAGGTTAAGGAGTTCGAGGCCGCGCTTGGCCTCGCCGGTGCCCATGCGGGCCTCGCCCAGGCGGCGGCTGAGCATCTGGAGGGCCTTGCCGACGGTCTCGATGGAGGTGCCGCTGAGCTCTGCGGCGAGACGATAGCCGGAGAGCGCTTCCGTTGCGATGCCGAGTTGATCGGAGAGCTTCGCGATGCGGTCGATGGCAGCCATGCTCTGGCTGACCCAGCCGGTGATCTGCCTGGCGGCGAATGCCGCGGCGAGGACGCCGGCCATTCGACGGATACTGCGGCTGACGCTCTGGCTGGCCCGCTCGAAGCTGCCGAGATGTTTACGGCTGCGACTCATGTTGCGGTCGAACACAGCCGAATTAAGGCCGAGCCTGACGAGCAGGTTTCCAATCATAGACATGTCAATCAGTCCTTTTCGCGGCGACCTTGCCCACGGCGGCGGCATAGGCGGCGAGCTGCTTCTCGATGGCGGTCCAGTCGGTTTCGGGCCGCGCGTCGAAGCGTGGAATGAAATCGGTCAGCCTGGGCTTGGGCTTTCCGCCCATCACGCAGGCGATGGTATACGCGACGAGTGCGGCGTGGAGATCGCCACGGTCGTCGCCGAGGGGATCGATGCGGTCGTATGCGATCCACTCTCCGAACTCGGCGGCATCCATCCGCGCCTGGAGTTCGCGAACGGTGCAGCCGAGACGCGCGGCCAGCTTGAACCAGAACCGGCGCTGCGGCCGGCTCAGGAGTTTTTTTCGAGCTTCTCCAGGTCGTCGGGCAGCAGGTGATTCAACCGCATGGCGACCTCGGCGATGCGGTCGAGTGCGGCCGCGGACTTTCGTCCGAGGGCTTCGACGTCGTCCGGCGAGAAAACCAGGTCGCCGTTGGAATCGCAGGCGGTGATGGCCACGAGCGAAGCGCGAAGGTTGATGCGGTTCCTGCGGCGCGACTCGGCCTGTTGCAATTCCCAGCGGTCGCGTTCGGCCCCGGTCATCGTCTTGACGTAGAGCGTGATCCCCCACTCCGGGACTTCGACCGGCTCAAGCGGAAGGTCGTCCTTCTCCAGAATCTGCTTTGCGAGGTTTTGTGCCGCCATTATCAACTCCTGGTTCAGGCGGTTTCGAACGTGACCGGGCCGTCGATTTTAATCGTGAACTCGTCCGTCACGAGGCCATCGTGCGTTATTTCGGGAATTCCGATCCGCTTGATGTAGCCCTGGAAATAGAGCGTCGAATCGCCGGGCAGGGTGAGCAGCCAGCTCTTTTGGGTTCGAATGAAGCCCTGCAGGGTATCGCGCTCGGTTTCGTCGTACTCATGCACGAAGCTGAGCTCGCCGTAATCGATCAGGCCGGGAATGAACTCGCGGGCGTTCCCGCTGCTGTCGAGGGTCGTGACGTCGATGTCCTCCACTTCGGCGGCCGGTGGAGTGAGCGACCTGATGTTCGAGATGGCGGTGCTGTTGCTCGTCGTGAAACTCGAGGCGTTCGTCACGTCGGTTTCCGCGTACTTGAGGGTGGCGCCAAGGCCGATGTGTTCAGCCATTTGCTTTTCTCCTTACGATGGCACTGATTCTCGGTAAACGCAAAGGAAATCCTGGCGGACGGCGTAGCGCTCGTGCGCGTCGGTCGAGGCCGGGATGTACTCGTCATCGTCGGATTCGAGGAAAATGCCTCGGACGTCGACATCGCCCATGGAGCCGGAAAAACCCTGGAGTGCGAGGCGGACGGCCTCGGCGAGGGCCTTGACGGCCGACCGGCTTTCTGCCCAGCAGCGGAGCTGATAGCGAGCTTCGCAGAGGCCGGCGGCGCCCTGGAGGTCGTGCTCATGCGTGCCGGTGATGCGGGTATAAACGATCAGCGGATAGCTCGCGTTCTGCGGTGCGGGCTCCGGGTAAATCCTGGAGCCGACAATGGCCGCTACGCCGGCGTCGTTTTCGAGGTGGCTCACGAGGCCCTTCTCCATATCGGATCCGCTGCCGCCGAGGGCGAGGAAACCGCCCGGGGCGAGGTATCCGGGCCACTTTGCGAGCACGACTTGAATGCTCATGAGACCGTTCTCCCGCTGCTGTTCGCAGTGAGGGTGAACAGCGTGGTGCTGTTATCATCATCGAGAACATTGATGATGAGATCGTTGCCGCTCGTCGAAACGGTCATCTTGCCCCGGCAGGCGGCATAGATGCTCTTGAGGATATCGGCGAATGAGGCGGAGCCGCCGGCGGTGATGCCGGTTTTGGCGAGCAGCGCGTTCACGACGTCGCTTTCGGAGTGCGTGCTGAAGCCTGTGGCCTTGAAGCTGTCGGCGTTGCCCGTCGGAAGCGAATCGAGCTGATAAATGTCAAGAGCATAATCTATCTCGCCAAGTCCAATGGGATTTCCATCGGCATCCTGACCATCACCATCGATTATTGCGGAATCCCAGAATCCATCATGGCCAGGCCAATTATCGTCTGTCGTATCCATCCAGAAATGATAAATACCGTCAGTATGTTTCACGATGCTGTAATAGCTGAGATTCGATGCGTAATTTGCTGAACCGCAGCAGTATATCCATTTCTCAACCGTTGCGGAATCTTCATTTACAGGGTTGCCCGCGTCATCTCTCAGCAACAAAGCAACCCCAAAGAAATCGCCATCTTTGACTATAACCATCCGATATGGCCCTTTTTTGAATACTGATCAGTCGTCATCGGGCTTTTCATTCAACGCTGAAACAATGCGACGAAGGACATTGAGAACCTCCGCAGGGACGTCGCCCGGATTTCGGCTTTCGATGTTTTCGGCGCGTGCGGCGAGGCGGCGGATGCGGCGGACGAGCGGGCCGAAGGCCGCTGTGACGTTAGCCCGCTCGTGCGCGCGTCGCTCGAGCTGCTTGAACTGTTCGAGCTTGAGCGCCTTGATCCGTTCGAAATCGGCGAGTTCGATTTCAGGGGTAGTTTCCTCGTTCAGTGATTCTTCGATGTTCATCCTCAACGCTCCAGTATGATGGTTGCGGCGATGGCGCGATACGAGTCTGCGGCGGTCTTGGCGAATTGAACGTTATCATAGTCGAGCTTGCATTCGAGGCTGACGCTCGCCGGGTCGATGGCATAGTCCTCGTCGCGATCGAACTCGGTCATATCCCAGCCGGACGCGCTGCCGTAATCTGCAGTGGTGACGACGACGGCGGCGGTATCGATCTCAGTTTCGCTGATGTTCTTATCGCGCTTCAGCAGCTGAAGCGTCAGCGTTCCCTGGGTGAGCACGACGTCATAACCGCATTCGAGGACGGCCGCCCGGATGTACATCTTTTCGGGCGGGACGAACCTCGGCGCGTAGACGCGCTGCTGGCTGCTGATATGGCTCATGTATTCGCTGGTGGTCAGGGGCGAGCTGGTATCGGGCCGCCTGACGGCGAATTGAACGGCGATGCGTTGATGCTGCGGTTCATGGCTGCGGATGAACATTCAACGGCCCTCCATGCGATCGAGCTGCTTGAGTATCGCGTCGATTCCGGCATTGATCGCGGCCTGCTGTTCGCGCAGGGATATCATGGCCTCCTTGACCTGATCGAGTGCCCGCCGATTGGCGGCAATCTCCTCGGTGTTTCGGGCGACGTCGCGCGTCAGTTGGCCGTAGGCATAGATGACCGAGGCGGCGGCTATGGCGCAGGCCAGGATGATGGAGAGCAATTTTCCACGGTTGTTATTGATTTCAGGCATTGGAGGCGTTTTCCTTATTTCGCCGGATGACTTTATCCTTTCGCCGGTTATCGAGCAGCAAGCCGCCCCCGGCTGCGAGACCAGTAACACCGAGCGCGGAGGCGAGCAGGCTTCCGAGGCCGGGCGGTGCGCCGACTTCGGCGACGAGCCTGGGGAGTGCCTGGGCAATGCGCCGCTTGAGCTTGTCCTGCCGGTCGAGGTCGGCTCTTGCGGCTTCGAGACGTGCTTGAAACGCCTGGATTTCGCTCAAATAGGCCGCCCTCCGAGCGTCAAATCCGGCGGAAATTTCAGCCGCTTCGCGTTTCAATTCCAGGCGCGTGACCTTCCGGCCCTGTTCGGCGAGGTCGGGCTTGAGGCTGAGCGTCCTGCTGCTGCAACCGAGCAGCCAGGCGGAAATGCCGGCTGCCAGCAGCAGGCCGAGCGCCGCGTAGCGATTATGATCGATGGTCTTAGTGGCTTTGTGGATGGCGTCCATCATTTTCTCCTGGTGGCCTGCTCGATTCCGGTGCGAAGTGCCTTGACGATTGCCGCGAGCGCCTTCTCGCGGGTGGTGTCCCACGCCCGGCGCATGTACGGGATGGCACGGGCGTTGCCGTGGCCATACTCGATCACGGCGGGGATGTAGTAGCGCTTCCCCTCGCGGGTGACGTGTTCCGCTTCGGGGAATTTTTCGATCGGTTGAGTCTGGACATCGAGGCTGTAGCTGCCGCGCCGCTGCCGGCGTGGCGTGCGAACGACGATCTTGCGGGCGAGGAGCCGGCCGAAATTTCCACCCACCATTGTGCGGGCGTTCGACTTGGCTTCCGCCTGCACGACCTTCGCGCCGGCCCTGGCGGCCTTGCGGCTGATGGAGCGGCCGACCTTTCGTTCGAGAGCGTCGAGCTTCTTTTCCAGCTCCTTCGCGCCGGTGATGGTCATTCCGTTCATTGGACCGCCTCCGTGCACATCAGTTCCAGGGTGCGGCTTCTTTCTCTCGGATTGATCACGCTGTTGATGTAGAGATAGCGGCCGCCGTACTTGACCCTGTGCTTCGGGCTGACGTCGTCGCGAAACCGAATGACCACGCGAGTGATCTCCTCGGCCTGGGCCTGTTGAGCGGAGTAGCGTTCGGCTCCTCGCAACGGTTCGACTGCGGCCCAGACGGTGGCATAGGTGGACCAGGACGCGGTGGCTTCTCCGTATTCGTTGCGGGTTTCAGTCGCGCTCTGGAGTTCGATGCGATGTCTGAGACGTCCGGCCTGCATCGTTCAGTTCCATGCCTTATGCTGCCAGATGATGGATCGCACGGCCATCGGCACCTCGGTGAGGGAGACCGCGGCCTCGTACGCCTCGCGGCGTTCGTACCAGTGGCCGGCGAGCATCTTGATAGCGGTCTTGAGCATTTCCGGGACATCGTCGGCCGAGGACCCGTAACCGGCGACGTAGGTTATTTCAATCGCATTCTTGATTCCCTGGACTGAGGGCCAGGTTTGTTCGTAGGCCTCGTAAATCCGGCCGGGGGTGCTGCTGGTATCGACGGTGTAGACGTCGGTTGAAAGCGTCTGCTGCGCACCGGCGGTATCGTAATACTTGATCGACGTGACCGAGCTGAGGGGCGGCCAGTCGAGATAGATGACGGCCGGGAAGGCATCGAGGTACGTCTTCCAGGTCTGGTTGATCAGCGCCCGGCCGGTTTGTTCTTCGACGTATCGCCTGGCAGCGGTGATAAGGGAATAGAGCAGGTTATCCTCACTGATCGAGTTGAAGACGACTTCGCTGCCCGCGTCGGAAATGGTGATCGCGTTAGTGCCAGCGATGGCGTCGGCTTCGGTCGGATGCAGAGTCACTTTCGTGCTCGACGTCACGTGAACGTAATAGTCGGTAGACTCGGCGATCTGCGGCGACGTGGTGGGGAGAGCCGTCGCGGTGATTTGAACCGGCTGGCCGCTGATATAACCGTGTTGGGTTGCGGTGGTCCAGTCGTCGTTCTCGGCGGTGGGCGTGACGGAGAGCGCAACATCAACGGGAGTGCTCAGGCGGAGCCAGTGCTTGAGTTCGCGCAGTGTGACGGGTTCGATGGATGGGGCGGAGGAGAGAACCGTCGCGGGCATGTTGCGCTCTCCGTTCAGCGGGATTGGAGGAAATACAGGTCATCGCGGATAGGGCCGCGCTTCTTCCACCACTTATCGTATGGTTCGATGGACATGGCCTTCGGGGTCCGGCGGAGCCACTCCTTCCTGGTGTTGCGATCCCGGAACAGGTACAGCGCGTAGCCGCCGGACCCTGAACCGCAGTATTTTCGTGAGGCGCCCGGGACGTCAGGAAGGTCCTCCATTCCCTCGGCGATTTGTGCTGCATAGCTCATTTCCACGGCCTCGGCCAGCAGGCCGATGGAGCGGGTCTCGACCGCGCGCTGCGCGACCTGGCCAGCCTCGATGATCGCGTCGTATGGGCGAGGTTTGTCCACCAGTGCCGCCGTATCGTGCGGCTTGCCGGACCAGTACAGCGCCATCCTGCCGAGGAGGAAATCGGGCGAGACGCGGCAGATGAGCCTGGGCGAGTTGCCGCTTTCCCAGACGCAGAGGCCGCTTTCCTCAATGATTGCGGGGTCCTGCCAGCCGACGCCATTGGCAAGTTCGGCGCGAAAGGCATCGCGCCCCTGGAGGAGTGCGTGAGCGGCGGAGCCGCCGAGACCGCTGCCGAGTCGATATGGCCAGAACGTACGGTGCACGAGCGGCACGATTGCGCAGTTGACGATACGGCCGCCGGGCTGGGCCAGGCGGGGGACATCGAGCCATCCACCGGCGAAATCGACGCGGAGGGGCACCTTGTCCGTTCCCGTGATCCGCGTGCGGATATCGGTAGTGGAGACGGTTCCGGGCACGCGCCGCTTGGCAATGACGCGATATTCGGCTCCGATTTCGTTGCAGAGGATGCGCTTTTCGCGGCTGTACTGATCATCCTCGGTAACGGCGAGGATGTCGGGCTTGAGCTCCCGGGCGAGGGGTGCGAAATCGAGTCCGAGGGGCCTGGCGACCGGGCTGAGCAGGGCGATGTCCACCGGCCTCAGTGCGGCGACGAGTGCGAGCCTGTTTTCGTCGGGAAGCGCGGCCTTGCGGCCCTTGTGCGCGCGGATGGATTCGCTATTGGCGACGCAGACGATGAGCTCATCACCGAGGGCCCTAGCGTCCTCCAGGAAGGCGACGTGGCCGGCGTGGAGGAGGTCGAAGCATCCGCTGACCATCACGCGCGTCATCGCGGTCATTCCTCCGGTGCGAATTTTCGGGGTCGGCCGCGACGTTTGCGTTGTGCCGGGGCCACTTGCGTTCGCGGAGGCGGCGGGGCCTCGGCGGTCATGACCTCGGTCTTCGGCCGCATCGCCTGGTTGTATTCGGCCTCGTCGATCTCCTCGATGAAGCCCTGTCCGACGGCGGTCCGGGCGAGTGCCGGGTCGAGCTTCTTGAGCGGCGTGCCGGGCGGCATGCCGCGCCATCTTCGTTTCACTCGGTAATACGTATTCATCGCCATGCTTCCGACGGTTTGCCGTTATTGCTGTATTCGTATGGGTGTTGCAAAATCACCGTGAAATCTTTCGCCGGCCAGCGAATATGCTCTTCGGCGTGGCCGATGACCACGCGGTTGGCCTGGTAGAGGCTGAAACCGTTTTCCCGCCACTTGTTCCAGAAATAGATGTCCGCATCCACGCGACCCTTCCCCCAGCGGCCTTCATCGTTGGGCTGGCTCCAGAACCAGGGGAGTGGCAACTTCTTCAGGGTTTCGACGCGGATCACGGTGAGGCCGAAATGGGCGGTGCGGATTTTCGTGAGGTCGTGAGCGAACCGGTGCAGGGGGATCATCTTCATCAGTTCGCCGTTATCGTCGGTGATGGTCATGAGCGGGTGGTTTTCGCTGCGATGCGCCTGGATGGGAGCGATGGCGTCGGCAGCAGGATACTCATACATCAGTTCGACGAGCTCGCGGACGTCATCAGGCGTGAAAATCGAGTCGAAATCGATCGTGAGGATCAGGTCCGGTTTCCTGGTCTCGATGACTTCCTCGATGACGCGGCTGATGCACTGCTCCCAGAAAGCGCCCTGGTGCTGGATGAGCTCGATGCGGTGGCGGTAAGAAGCTTCGTGTGCGCATCCGGCGGTGTGCAGGGGGCCGTACTTGGGAATGGACATCACGGCTACGGTTTTCATCGGGAGCGGGCGGTCTGGGCCGGCGTAGCGGGCGGGCGGGCCGGTCCAGGTTTGGGCGTCGCGCTGGACTTCGACGGCAGGCTTTCGGCCCTGGAGGTTCAGCGAGACCGGCAGCGCCGCGCAGTCCTGTATTTCGGACTGCCAGGGTTCGATATCGACGAGTCCGCATTGCTCCATCAGGGCGCGGAGTTTCTTTTCGTTCCAGATGCTGCCGTGGAAATCATTTTCGTCGACGTGGCCGCCCATCAAGTGGGCTTCGACCTGGGGATCGCTGCCGCTCTTGTAACTGTCGACGATCTTGTCGAAATCCGGCACGGCGATCCGGATGCGGCCGCCGGGCGCGAGCACGCGAACCCAGTCGGCGAGCGCTGCGGGCGCCTGCCGATGGGAATAGTGCTCGAGGATGTGCGAGGCGTAGATTTCCTCGGCCGAATCATCGGGATACGGCAGCGGATAGGCAGGCTGCCCCTGCCTCTTATCCACGTTGAGGTAGCCGGGCAGTTTCGTGTCGCCTGCGCCCAGGTTGAGCTTAAGGCTTTCTTTCATTGGGCTGGCGCCTCCGGCCCTGCGGGCTGGGGGCCCGCGTCCGTGCGGACCCCCCGACCGCTTGGGTTCAGTTGCATACGTGCAGGAGTTTCACTCCGGCCTCGGTGCTGTTCGTGGGCATCTCGTCGCCCTTGAACAGGTTGGCGATTGCGGTGATCGTCTGGTTGGTGCGCGGCACGATATGAACGCTGAGGTAGCGTTCCAGGCGGCGGCAGTCGATACAGAACTGGAAATTGTTGTTGCCGCTGGTGACTGCATCCGGAATTGTATAATCCGTGCCGCTCACGCAGCCGGAGAAAGTGCTGCCGTTGGTCACGACGGTCGTCGAACCGTGGCGGATGGTCAGGACGGACGGCTTGTTAGTGGTGTCGTCCGCCGTGGTCATGTGGATGTTGATGACCGCGTAATCATAGCCCTTGCGGTCGATGTAACCGGTGGCGGTTCCGCCGTTGGTCACCGCGCTGGGACTGATCGCGATCACCTGCTTGGGGATCGGAAACATATGTTCATCTCCGTGGAGTTGATGCTTGTTTTTGCGGCCGGACCTTCCGAGCCGCCGTCATCGCGGTTTTCAGTCGAGGCCGTCAGATTCAGCTCGTGTTTCCGCGCAGGCCGATGAGCGCGCCCGGGGCAGTGCTGTCGTCGACCTGGGTGATGTCGTGAACGACGATATCGAATCTCTCGGTCGCCTTGACTCCGATCTGGTCGCTGTCGGCGTATCGTTCGCGAAGGACCTCAACACGGATGCCTCGGCGGTCGCCGAACGTAACCGCCTGCCGCATATCGCCGTAGAGCACGACGACCTTCTCATTTAGCGCGGTGGTAGCAGACGGCATGGCATTCATGAGGACCACCGGGTCGCCCAGGAAGATTTTCTGTCCGCCGACTCCGCGCATGATGTCGAGCAGGGAGCTTCCGCCGGCGGCTGCCGCAAGCCGGACCATCGTCTGGTGGAAACAGATTTTGTGGCAGTACCACTTGGCGTTGGCTTCGGCGAAATCAGGCAGGGTGCCCTGGAGCGCCGCGAAATCATCGACGATGTACTCGCTCCACTGGTCATCGCCGGCGGTGGCATCGAGATAGGAGCCGGTGTGATTGCCGTCAACCATCTTTGTGCGGATGCCGACGATACCGCCGTAGGTGGTGGAGCCGTCGCCGTCGATGAGGCATTCGTCTTCTTTCTTCGCGAACGCCCACGCCATGTCGTTCGCGAGCATTTCGGCGATGTCGATGACGGCGTCCTCGGCGAGTTCGGTGGAGATTTTCGTGAGGACGGCGGCCTTGCGCGCGACGAGGTTGATGGCGTCGGTGCCCCGGTCGCTGGCGGTGATGCTGCCGCCTTCGCCGGGGAAATAGACCGTGGTATTGCCGACCATGCGGGGGATGGTCATCGTATCCGATCCCATGGGCACGACGCGGCATTCCTGGCGGGCCACGCCGTAGCTCTTGCGGAGGTCGATCACCGCTCGCTCGAACTCGTCAGGGACGAGAGTTCCGCCGGAGGTGGCGACGCCGACTTCCATCGCCCGGAGTTCGGCATCGGAAAACGCATTGAGCGTGCACCATTCGCGGGCCATCGGGTCCTTGAGCAGGACCGCTCGGATCCACATCCCGGACTTGATCGCGGCTTCGCGACAGCGTTCGGGCGTATCGGCGACCTCCTTGAATGCCCGGAGCTGGCAATGCTGGACAGGCGTGGCGTGCACGAGCGGCGTGCCGGTTTCGATGCGGTTGCGGACGGCCGCGGGAACCGGCGCCTCATCGAGCCATTTCTGATGATTTTCCAATTTTTCGAGTCGTTGAATCTGCGTGCGGTGCGATTCCGCGCGCTTCATCAGGTCATCGAACTTGTTCTGTTCTTCCTCGGTCAGTTCGCGCTCTTCGCTCGTGGCGAGGTCAACGAGCTTCTGTGCCTCGTCGACGAGCTCCTGCATTTCGCGACCGAGGGTCTCTTTATCCTTGGTCATATTATTCTCCTTGCCGGCCGGCGCCATGAAAAAAAGACGGCGCGGGCCACCGGATTGATTTCGGCTGAAATCATTCGAGCGGTCCACGCCGTCTTCGGACAGGCGAGGTTTCGCTGTTGCACGTGGAACGCCGGACAGCAACGGCTCCGTGAAGCGTTCCGCGCGCCTATTCACTTGTCATTTTCAATATATCACATTTTCGGTGCTTTGTCAAGGCGTTTTTTTTCGGCCCAGGCGCGGAGGATGGCGCGGGAGCGTTCGCGACTTGGACAGGGCGGCAATGACGTTCGCAGGTACTTGATCAATTCCCGGACGACTGGGGCGTCTTTGCTGGAGAGCGGAATACCGCGGCCAATACGAAGCAGGATGCGCGTGAACTCTTCGTTCTCGATGCCGAGGCTCGACAGCGCGTTGCGGACTTGTGCGGATGTCCCCTCATACGCGGGATATGTGACCGGGCTGATGTCATAGAGGCGGTCGATTTCGCGGATCGTTACGGTCTGCTGATCATCGTCCCATTCTTCCTTGCGAATGGAAAATGCGAAAGAGGATTGATCGACATCGCCGCGCTTGATGAGTTCGACCGCGTCCCGGCCGGCGGTGGTTTCCGGCACGTGAATGGCGTACGCGAGCCCATTATCGTCCTCTCGTAGTTCGAGTGTGCCGTTCTTCGTGCGGCCAAGGACGAGATTGGGATCGTGGTTCAGCAGGGCGCGGACATCCTGGCCTTCGGACAGTGCGCGCGCGAAGGCCCCTGGGGCGATGCGTTCCTTGAAACCCCACAGCTCGGTGGTTTGATCGAACACGGCGGCGTAACCGACGATGACGGGTTTGTTATCGTCGCGGGTCTGCACCTCGGCGGGCGGCCCGAACATCGTGCATCTTCGATGGGAGGGGGGCATCGCTTTTTCTTTGTCCTTCCACAGGCTGTAGCAGACGGCGAGCCGCTGGTCATTGTCGGGGTATTCGTCCTTCATGGTTTCATCGCCCATGCAGCGGCCGATGAAATCCTGTTCCTTCTCATCATCTTTCGGTTTAGGCAATGGCATCGTTCAAACTCCTATGGCGGCCCGGCTGTGATCGATGACGGATTCCAAGGCCGCTTTCAGTTGGGTGCGGGCGTCGCTCTCGGCTCGTGAATCCGGCCAGGGCTGAAGCGGGTCGGGCGAGGTGTCCAGGAAGACACGGCTGGCTTCGACGTGGCGGCGTGCGATATCGGCGGCGATGCCACCGGCGAGTTCGGCGAGGGAGTCGGGGGGATCGCCGAGATCGAAGGTGCTGTAGATGGCGATCACGTAGCTGTCGATGACCGGCCCGACGGCGGCCCGGACGTAACGCTCCTGATCCTCATAGAACTCATCGAGCCAGTGTGCGAAATCGTTGCGTTTGACGGCTTTCGCAATGGCCCGCTTCTCCTTTCGCAGCATTCGCGAGATGGGATCGGCCAGGGTAGGGACGAACGCCTCCGTGATGCTTTGGCGGAGGCTGTCGTAACGTTCGCTCTCGTTGTTTTGATCTCCTTCCTCGGGGACTTCCGGCTGTGCTTCAGGTTCGGGGGCGGCGAGTTCCTCACCGGCAGGCCGCATGTTCATTGGGACGAGGTATTCGTCGCCCCCTTCGACGGGATTGAGATTTTCCAGTTCCCTGATGTCGTTCACGGAGAGCCAGCCCCATTGGCGCGCGGTGGCGTAGGCCTGGTAGCGTTCGGGCGTTGTGCCGCGAAGCCGGCCCTGGACGGCCCACTCGATGTAGTAGCGCCTGGGCCATTGATCGCCGAGAAGACGCCACGAGAGGACCTCCTCGAACCGGCGGAGCCAGGGCAGGACGGAATCGGTGATGAACATCATTTCCTGCTCGGTGATGTTCGAGTAGGTGGCGCGGCTGAGGTCCTTGAGCTTGTGCGGCGGCAGGTTGAACCAGCGGGCGATTTCGATCACGCTGAACTGGCGGGTTTCGAGGAATTGCAGGTCGCGGTGATTGATCTGGATGGTGGAGACGTCGAGGCCTTCTTCGAGCAGCCCGAACTTTCCGGCCTTTTCTACTCCCTTGTGCATCCTTTCGAGGCTGGAGCGGAGATTTCTGCGGCCCTCTTCATTGAGGCGCCCGGGGTGCTTCAGAAATATCGTGGGAAGCGCCTGGTTGCCGAACGTGGCTCCGGCGTATTTCTCGGCGGCAATCGCAGTGCCGATCGATTCGCGGGCGTGAGAGAGGACGCTGCGGCCGGCAATGCCGTCGAAACCGAGGCCGGGGATATGAACGATTTCGTCCGCCTGGTAAATGAGCTTCTCGTTGGCGTCGTTGCGGACCTCGTATATGATTTGTTCGTCCGGTCCCCAGCGGGGCGTGACCCTGGAGGCCTGGAGCCGATACAACTGGATGGCCTTTCCGTTGCGGGAGCGGGCGACGAGGGCATAACAATTGCCGTTGAGCAACAGGTCGACCATGGAGCTGTGAAAGAACGAAAACGCGGTCATTTTCGGGTTGGGCCTGCTGTGGATCGTACTGTAAGCCGGATGATCGACGGCTTTGATCCTGCCTCCGTCGGGCGTTCGTTCATAGACGTGCCTGGGGAGGGTGGCGACCGTATTGGCGAGCACCTGGACCGCATCCCATACGCAGGATGCGTTGAGGGCCGTGGTTTCATCGACATTCACGCCTGAGAGTGATTTCTGGGTGGCGAGTGAATCGACCAACCAGGCGGCTGGATTGGAGAAACCGGACCTGTAGTTCGCGAGGAAATCAGTGAGGCGGTGGACTATCTTCATCGCGTTCGCCTCCATGCGATGATGATGAATGCGCTGCCGAGCGTTATCAGCGCTGCCGGCCAGTAGATGATAGCTGCGCCGGACGTCACTAACATTATACCACATAACATGGTCAGCGCGCAAATGATTTTATCAGCTTCATCCATCGCTTTGTGCGGCCTTATCGAGATGATTATTAATTTGCTGCAAAATGTAATCTGCCGTGGGCTCGACGGGCGCCTGCGTCATGTCGATTCGTATGTCGGCTTCGCGGGGGATTTCATAGGGGCCGTCGACGCCAGTGAAATCGGCGATCTCCCCGTTCATTGCGCGGAGGTAAAGGCCCTCGGGGTCGCGTTTGCGGCAAACTTCGAGCGGCGTGTCGACATGTATGAGCAGGAACCTGCCGCCCGCGGCCTGCACGGCCCGCGCGACCATGCGGCGTTGGTCATCGTAAGGTGCTACGACGCTTATGACGATAGTGCCGCCGTGCTTGATGACCTCGCCGGCTATCATGGCAATTCGCATCATGTGCCGGGCGCGGTCGTGCCGGGAGAAACCGAGGTCGGGCGAAAATTTCCTGCGGAAATCATTGCCGTCAATGAACGTGATGGGCGCCGGCAGCCTGCGAATCAATTCGGTTGCCAAGGTCGTTTTTCCTGCGGCCGGATAACCAGTAAGAAACAAACACAGGCGCTTTGCGTTCAAATCCATTCGATACCCCGTTCCTCGTAGATGCTTCGTTGTGGTTGATTGTCGGCGGCCCACAGGCCGACGGCCATTATGGCGGCGACGATTCCGTCGATCTTTTCCGTCGAGCGTTCTTTGTCGGGCTTGAGGTTGCCGGCGGGGTCGGTTTTCACAGCGACGTTGGAAGCCATCCATCGCAGGATCGGATTGCCGCCGTGGGCGATTTTCTGCTCCAGCAGAAGCCGCTCGAACTCCTTCGTCGGTGCGGCCATCGAGGCGAAACCCTGGCCGAAGCTGACGACCTCGAAGCCATCCCCCTGGAGTTGAGTAGTTATCTGTGCCGCATTCCAGCGGTCTATGGCGATTTGGCGGATATCGTAACTTTGTCCAAGCTCGTTGATGTCCCGGCGGATTACGTCATAGTCGATGACGTCGCCTTCGGTCAGCTTGATGAGGCCGTCGCGCGCCCATTGGATATAGGGAACGCGGTCGCGTCTTTCTCTTTCCCGGGCGTTCTCCTCCGGTATCCAGAACCTCGGCAGTATGACGAGTCTTTCGTCATATGGAATGAGCAGAACGAACGCGGCTATGTCGGTATTGGAGGCGAGGTCGAGACCGGCATAGCATGGGAGACCGCGAAGTTGCATTTGTGGAACGGTCTGTCCACACGCTTCCCATCGCTCCATTTGAATCCAGCGGACGGCCTGCTCGGTCCACATGTTGAGCGTGTAGCGCTTGAATGCGTTTTCCTTCGCCGGCGATTGTTGAGCCTCGGCACACGCCTCTGCGATAGCCGCCTCGGTGATAGTGTGGCCGAGGCTGGGGTTGGCTTTGGCCCAGACGCGGGGGTCGCGCCAATCGTCGTCTTCATTGGCGGCGTAGATGACCGGCAGAAAGCTGATATCCTCTATGATTCCATCGCGGACCTTGAGCGCGTAATCGTGCTGCTCATAGCAAATCGAATGCTTGTCGTAACCGGCGGTGGTGATGGATATGAGAAGGGGCTGGCGACGCGCCCGGCCGGCGTATCGGAGAGTATCCCACAGACGGCGGTCCGGCTGGGCGTGGAGTTCATCGAAGAGGATGCCGTGTGCGTTGAGACCTTCCTGCCTGTAGGCGTCGGCGGAGAGTGCCTTGAGGAACGAATGCGTTTCTGGAAATCCGATGTGCTTCTGTGAAGGTGTGATGAGCAGCCGCTCTGAGAGTGCGGGTTGATCCTCCGCCATTGCCGCTGCGGCCCGGTAGATGATGCCGGCCTGGTGGCGGTCGGCGGCGGCGATGTATATCTGCGCTCCGGGCTCGCCGTCGGCAATGAGGAGATAAAGCGCGAGCCCGGCAAGGAGAGTGCTTTTCCCATTCTTCTTGGGTATCTCGATGTAAGTGGTGCGATAACGTCTTGTGCCGTCGGGCCGCTTCCAGCCGAACAGCGGCGCGATGACGTCTCGCCATTCCCATTCGAGCAGTTCAAACGGCCGGCCGGCGAACGCGCCGTCGGTATGGCGGAGAAGTTTGGCGAAAAACCTGCTGACGCGGAGGGCGGCGTTCTCATCGAAATAACAGCCGGCGGCCACGGCCGCCTCGTCCGCGGGCGATTTTATCCACTTCTTGTATGATTTTGTCGATAATGGTGGTGCCTCTTGGAGTTTCATTGTTGCTTGTTGTTCGACCTTTGGTTGAGTTTTGTTCAGCCGGTCCGTGATTCAGCGGAGTCGAGGAATTCTTTGAGCGGGTCGTCTTTCGATCCAGACGCGGCGCCGACGTGCTGGCGAGAGGCCGGGGTCATTCCGAGCTCGCCGAGGATTTTGATGAGTTGGCGCTGGGCTTTGTCGGCGATGGCCAGCCAGGGGTTTTCGCGGATTTGGCCATTACTCGTTCTGATGAGACAGCCGATGACGCGGCCGGCGGCATCGCGGTCGTTCGCGAGATGATCTTCGGCTTCCCGCCAGCGCTGGTAGGTGCGCGCGTAGACTTCGAGCGTTACCGGATTGCATGTTGCGAGCAGGCCCAGCCGGCCGAGTTCGTCGCGCATTCTCCGCCATTCGCGGCGGCCGATATCTGATAGTCCACGCGGGCAGTACTGCTTCTTCGGCCATTCCCCCGCTGGCGGTTCCGCGATAGGGCGTCGGCCCGGATTACCCTTGAGCCTTTTGATTGCTGCGGGCAGAGGTCTTCGACCTTTCCCCATTATTCCTGCTCCTTTCATTTCGCGAAAAAATGCCTGCGGTTGCCCCCCCGGTCGCAGGCGCGGCTATTGCCATGATTTGATAGCCCCCCCTCTATCCGTGCGTGGCATCGACGGCATAACGCCATGACGTTCGCCTCGTCGAGCCTCGCTCCGCCCGCCCGAAGTGGAATGATATGATGCAATTCTTCCGCTTCACGCCCGCACTTTTCGCATAACGGCCGTTTTGCCAGAATCCATTTTCGAAATCGCCGCCAGCTCCAGTCATAACCCCTCGCACCTGGATTCGGTCGAGACGGCCACGTTCTCGCGCGTCGAGCCTTCCCTTTTATCTGCCCGTAACTCTTCGGTTTCGTCGGCATTTATCAGCCTCACAAATATCCTCTTTGCCGCATGAATTATACCACATTTCCCGTAGTTTGTCAAAGTGCCTGTTTCGCAGTATCATAAGCCAGCCGTATCTTCTGCCTCCGTTCGATAGTAACTTTATACTGCCCGACCCTTTTGCTCGTTTTGCCCGCCCCGAAATGCACATACTTCCCCCACTTGGCGGTCATCAGTTTCCTGCTCGATACCTCCCCCTCGCCCGTTCGTATCCCCTGCAGCCCCCCCGACCCGCTGAATATCGGCCCGTGGTCAAAATAGAAACGCGTATCGCAATACAGAATCCGCCGCTTCAAAAGACATTGCAGCGTCAAATCCATATCTTCATAATCCGACAATCGTTCATCGCACCTGAATTCACGCCCGATCATTCCCCACGAACAACTCACCGGCGAGGTCAACGAAATCGGATCATACAATCTGATCGACAGCGGATTAACAATCCGGCCCCAGCAGAACAATGGGACATCCAGGTCATGAGCGATTTGAATCCCATTCTCGATAATCCGCAGGATGCATTCCGGCTCCGTGATCGTCCGAGGTCGTTTCCCAATGAGCGCCTTCACCGATTTCAGATCATCATCGATCATTACCACGCATTCTTCGGGCGTGTTATCCAGAATCCAGTTCCGTACCGCCGCGATGCCCGACAATGGCGGATGCGGCAGGATTTCATTCGACGTCACCCTCCTGTACTCCTCCACCTCTCTCTCGTCCACTGTGATGACCGCGCTCGGCAGCAGCTTGCACACGTGCGCCATTTTCTCCGTCCGCCTGCGGCTCGGAACGACGATCCGGTACGGTATCATTCCCTTCATCTCCAATCAATTTCAGCAACCGCGACGCTTCCACAGCCCGCCCCAGTCCTATGCGCCGTTTCCCGGGCACCGGGCTCGCGTTCACCTGCTTCAGCCCCAGTCTCTCGCACAATGCATACCAATCCCTCGTATTTCGCGCCAGAACAATGACATAGTCATAATGTTCGTACGGCAGTAATTCCATTTCGGGCGGACCTTCATTCTCCTCAACCAGGTCCGCCGTCGCGACAGTCTCCACCTCGATTTCGCACAACCGCAGCGCCTCCGTCGTCGCCGGGTCGAAGGCAGCCAGTTCCTGTGCCAGCTCCTTCACCTTCGGCGTGAACTTCCCCGCCACCAGCTCGCTGTTCGCCGCGATAGACGCCATCTGCGCCCGCTTCTCCTCCCAGTCCACCCGCCGGATTTTGATTTCTTTCCCGTCCGGCAGCTTGATAACATCTCTCTCGATCCTCAAGTCCCCATACATCTCCCTCAGCATCCTCACCCGCTGATTTCCCGCAATAATCGTATTGTCCTTGTTCACTACGATCCCGCTCAAATCGCCGAACTCCTTCAGCGACGTCTTCAATGCGTGCTCCCCCTGCGCGTCTATTGTCCTGGGATTCCACGCCGGATGCCGCAGCTCGCTCAGCTTCATCATTACACCTCCGTCAAACTCCCCGCCCTGTACAACCCCGACGCCATCTGCCGGGCCGTCCGCAACAGTTCCAATTCAATGATCCGCAGAATCCGCCGCGACCGCCTTTCCTGCCCCAGCCACAGCAACAGAACCGCCCGCCGCCTGGGCGCATCGAACCCCCACGCCTCCACCACCCTGCTCGGCAATGGCGGACGGCACAATCCCCCTTTCCAGTGCTCATTTCCGACGCATTCCCGGAAACGCCGAATGAACCATGCCGCACGGCACAGCGACTTCCGATAATCCCCCAGGTCCGCCTCTAAAAGCGAGATCAATGCCGCTCCCAGGTGATAACTCAAGGCCCATCGTTCGATCACCATCATCGGATCGATTCCACCGTGCAGGGCGTCTTTCATCCTCTCATCTCCTCACTTCCGCAATTTCTTTATCACCGCACTCGCCTGGGCGATTGTCAAATCCTTCAATGCCGACACCCCCATATCGCGGCAAATGTCATCCACAACGACCCCGCTCTCCGCCGCCATATTCCTGATCGCCTTCAACTGATTCTCCGTCGCCGATCGCGTCCGGCCGCCACCTTGGTTCCGCCCCTGCGCCCTCTCCTGCTGCCCCGCCTCATCAATCAGCATAAACAAATGCTGCAGCATCAGCCGCCGGCTCATTCGCAACGCCGTCGCCAGCCCGTGCCCATTCGCATCCGAACCTTCGCCCGGCATTTCAAGCGTCACTACCGCTCCGATCTCCGGGCTCCCAGCCACGATCCGCCATTGCACCATCACCCGCACGACCCGCTGTCGCCGCAGGTTATTCACACCATAACCCGCATCTTCCGTCCCGCCGCCCCTCTCGGGCAGTTCCACCCAGACATCTTCAATCGACTGCACAGTCGGGACTATCACAATCCCCTGCTCAATCAACAACGGCCGGACAGCATTATCCACCGCCGCCGCGCTTTGATATTCAAATTGTGGACCCGCAGTCGGCGAGCATGTCCGCACCGCCGGGCACCCCGCCATCACCTCCGCCAACTTCTGCAGCAATCCATGTTTTCCCGCGACTTGATCCATCGTTTTCGTTTCGTCCTGCCCCTTATTCATTTTTGTTTTCTCCTTTCTTCCGGCAACACACATCCATTGGACAATCATCACACATCACGCCATGCCCGGTCGCCTGGCAATATGGCGGCAGTTGAAGCCGCTCCGCCAGCCGGAGCCGGTCGAGTCCGCGACCGAAATGCCGCCTCGCCGCCTCGTCCACCTTCGCCAGCATCTCGGCATAGCGCCGTTGCACCTCCGGCCGCCGTGCCCTCTCCCGTGCCCGCGCTTCCGCTTCAGCACGCCGCTTCTCCGCATCCCGCCGCGCAGCCTCTTCGAACCGCCTCCTCGTCTCCACTATGCACGCAGGCCGTTCGAACCGCGTGCACGTCTTGCAGCACTTCAACGCCGGATCATACTCCCCGAACCTCACGCAGCGGCCGACCGCCGCCGCCCTCGCCTTCTCCGCCTTCTCCTCCCCCTCACCCTCATCACCAGCCACGTCCCCATCCACCCGCGCCGCGATGCACCGCCTGTATACATCCGGCCGCTCATTACGGCACTTCTCCCACTCGTCCGCGTCAGGACAATGCGCCTGCCGGAAACATCCCGGCAACCGCTCCGACTCCTCCCCCGGTTCCCATACCGCACTTTCAGCCATCCTGCTCATCGCCATTTCTCCTTTCGGTCCTGAAGAACTCGTTCGAACCACTCGCACTTCGTCTCCGCAGCGCAAATCAGCAGATGCATATCTCGCAGCACATTCAGCGCCCTCCGCATATTCTCATCTTCCCACGCCATCCGCAGCAGGTTCATATCCTGCCGCAATCCACAAACCAAGCGTGCCATCGGATCGCTTTCCCCTTGAGACCGCCCAACCGCCTTTCCCATCATTTTTTTCCCCCTGTGTGTCTCTCACCTCTCCACCCCCGCCGAGGCCATGGAAATCGCATCGACACCAGGAACGTTATGACTTACACACACAGTTTATATACCCTGTACTCTGTACTCTGTACTCTCCCCCCACTATCCCCTCCATACGCACCGCATACACCACGCATATCCCATGTTTATCCCCCGCGTACACCAGGCGTATCCCCCCCATATCCACCGCATACATCCGGCATACCCTCCCCCTTCCAACCCCGCAGCCTCGGATGTTTTTCCCGCACCCCGATCACCCGAATCGACCCATCATCCTGCCACGCCAGTAACGCAAACTCTTGACCGCAAAGCACTTTCAGCGACTCCTTCACCGCCCTCGACGAAAGCCCCGTGCTCAGTTGCAACCACCGCAGCAGACTCCCGCCCGGCACCCTAACAATCTCATCTCTGCAATGCACCGCCCACGCCCAGATCCAAAGGTACAGCTTGACAGCGTTCGCCGGCAGCAGAACAAATCGCGGGTCCCGACAGAATTCTGTCTCAAGCCTGCAAAATTCTGTCTCAAGTCTGCATTTTTTTGTCATAATCATGCTCACATTGCGCCCGGGCCATCGTCCCCGCAGCCCCCCCGCCGGCTTCCGCTCGCGCCACCCTCTTCATCATTTCCGTGGCCAACCGAACCTCCCGCCGGGCCAACGCGAAAAGCCGCCGCGACCGCCGCAGAGCCGCCACGCACGCCTCCGCCACAGCCCCATCGATTTCACCCGATTCACCCTCGCCAAGGCGTTTCTGAATCATCTTCTTCCGCTCCGTGCACAGCAGGCAAAGCGCATACAGCTCCACATCCAGCTTCATTCCCGCCAGCACCCCCTCGCCCGGATTACAAGCGATGCACGGTATCCACCGCTTCGCTCCCCCTCCCCCTCCCCCAGCCGTCGATTCGTACATTTGCACCGATTCCATATTTCCATCTCCCAATGCAGCAGCATCTTCACGGCAATACTATTGTTATCCTCCTGCCGGCTATTGTATTATTTGCTCGCAAGCGATTACCAATTGTTCGCGTCCGTGTGTGCCGGCCCGATCCAGTCCATGCAGGCCCGTATGAAAACCGCAGCCACCTGCGGCACTATCGCGTTGCCATAACCGCGCAATCGTCCCACACGCGCGGGTACCCCATGAGCCAGCGGACGAATTCCGGGTTCAATGCGCCTAAATTTGCCGTCTCCGCACAAGATAGCTTCCCACCTATGCCAGAAGCCTGATTCTCTGGCCCAATTTGC